TCCGCCGACTCGTCACCGTGCTCGGCGCCCCGGATCCATACCAGGGCGACAGCGGCCCGCACCGGGTGAAATCCTGCATCGCACGCGACATCAAAGACTACAAGGCCATGCTCGAGACACTCGCCGTCAAGACGGGAGACCACAAGTGAGAAAGACCATCAGCCACCTCGCCGACCGGCTCGGAGACGCCATGGCCACGCTGTTCACCCTCCTCGCGCTGCTGCTCATCCCGCACGCCGTCATCAGGGCGATCATCGGACAGGCGCTCCACCAGTGGACACCAATCACGTGGCTCGCCATCCACACCGCACTGACCATCGCGGCGCTCGCCACCAGCCTCGCCAGCTACGCGATCGCCGCACTGCTCGCACCGCCAAGACCGGAGACCTACCAATGACCGAAGACCAGCAAGACCAGCTCGTCATCAGCCTCGACACGCAATACGCCGTCGCGCACGCCATCTACAACCGATTCCACGCCAACGGCCACCGCAAACACCTCACGTGGGAAAACCTCGACGACGACGGCCGCGAACCATGGCGCCTGATAGCCAAGGACGCGATCACCGAGATGCTGGCCAGCCCGGAGATCGGAGGAACGGCATGAGCCACACCGCGATAATCCTCCTGGCGCTCGCCTTCCTGATCGGCTGGATGGGTGGCCGGGAATGAGCATCATCGTCCCATTGCACAAGTGGCGGTCGGCCGACCCGGCCATCCTGATCGGCCGCCGCTGCATCGCCCGCACCGACCAGGACGTCGTCATCGACGGCCGGCTCGAACTCATCCGCCGGCCGGACGGCACCGCCACCCTCCGCTTCCAAGGCATCGGAAACGACATCATCGACCATGATCCGAACACATGTTTCAACAGCATGAGCGACGGCATAAGAAGCCTCGCCATCTACGGAAAGGAATGAAATGCACACCGTCAGAATCGCCACCAACCCACGCAAATGGCGCAGACCCGCACCCTGCCCGGCATGCCGCCAGTCACAGCCGCTCATCCTGACCCTCGGCGCCATCTACAAACTCCGCACACGCAAACCGGTCAACACCATCTACGGCTGCATCTGCCCCAACTGCCGGCACAAATGCATCCTCCACGTCGACGGCAAAAACCTCAAAAAAGCCATCCGCCTCTGGAACCACCACGCCAGCCACCATCAAAGGAACGAACAATGAGAAACACCATCTGCGCCGCCCTCACCACCATCACCCTCGCCCTCTGCACGGCGCTCGCCGGATGCGGCGGCATGGACAAAGCATCCACGCCGGCGCATGCGGTCAAACCCATCGACTCGCAATGCACCGACGGAGGCACCACCCACGGCTTCTACGAATGCGTCATCACATTGCAGGACACGCGAAAAGTGGACTGTGTCGTCTACGCATGGGAGAAGCAAGGCGGCATGTCCTGCGACTGGGATCACGTGAGCGGCGCGGACAAGGAACCACAGTGAAAATCTGGTCGCAATGCGGCGCCGTATGCATCGCTCCGGAAGACGACGAGGAACGGCAGGCGTGCGAAATCGCCGTCAACGCCCTGCTCAGATGGTCGGCGGAACACGACAAGGAAAAGGAACAGCAATGAGAAACAGCGACGCAGACATCGCCATCAATACACTCAACAAACTCATCGCCCAGGAATACGAGGCGGCGAGCGCGGGGATGCGTTATGGCAATCGATCTCTTGAGGAAAGCGCGTCGATTCGATACCACGCCTATCTCAATGCCAGGGACAAGATTCGGGAGGCGCTCGCCGATGCCATGGATGAGCGGGACGCGCTGAACCCGTTTCTGCCTCAGCGTGATGAGTTGGTCACGCAGGATATGCACACGTGCGATTTGTGTGGCAGGCGGGTGTCCAGTCCGGTCTATGCCGTGCATCTTGCCTATATGGATCAGGCGAAGACCGCTTCGGAGGTGTGTGCCGGCTGCATGTGGCGGATGAAGTTCCAGCCGGTGAGGGCCATTTCGTTGGACATGTACCGGCTGTTCGAAAGGTGGCTGGACGAGCAGAAGGAGACGGAGCAGTGAGTTGGAAATTTAAGGTAGTGCCGCTCACATACACGACCGACAGGGACGCATGGACGCTCACGCTGAACAACGCCGGAACGCTCGAAAGCCTGCTTTCCGAGGGGTGGAGTGTGGTGCGGACCGACGTGCTGCCTGGACTCAATGGGAAAGGCGAGTACAAGGTACCGCCGAACACATGCTTCGAACCGTCACTGCCGCCGACGCTCGTCTACATCCTCGATAAGGAGGCGGAATGATGCACGGCATCAGTCGTAACAAACGGCGCTCGCCGCATGCGTGCCGGAGCGCGGTCGGGATATTCATTTGCGCGAGCAATGGCATCGGTCCGGCGCAATACGAGGTCAGCCTGCGCAGGATAGAGCATTGCGTCATCTGCGGCAGGTGGTGGAAGCTATACGCCGCGTCCTCACATCTGACCATCTGGACCGAATTGCCCGAATGGGTGGTGTGGCTGCTGCGACACAAGACCTGGAAGACCATGCACAATCAAAAGAGGAAGGAAACGAAATGAGTGAGGAAACACTAGACCCGCCACTGCCGCCGATCGACGCGCGCACCGAAGCCGTAGCCGAACGTCTGTTCGGGCTCAAATGGGCGCTCCGCAAGGACTCCACCGAAATCATCCATGAGGAATGGCGGAACGCATCCGAATGGATCCGCGACGGATACCTGCGCCAAGCCATCGAAGTGCTCGCCGCCGCCGACCAAGCGGAACCCGCGAGCGCCAAGGCCTCCGGCTACCAGGACCGCATGCGTGTCGAGTACCGGGAGTTGACCGCACGTGCCGGCAGGCTCAGGGACATGCTGCAGCGGTATGCGGATGGCACGCTTGACTTCGAGCTCGTCTGTCCGATCAGCCTGTTGAATAGGCAGCTTGACGTCATGGACGAATACGCGGATCTGCTCCGCCATAGAGCCAAGATCGAACACGTCAACCTTGAAAAACAGGACTCCGCCACCGAATAAACAAAGAACCCGACCTTCCGGCCGGGCTCTGGCATTACCACAAACCAGACTATCACGCCGGAGGGAATCGAACAAATGTACGAACCAACCAACGAATCCCAACCAACCACCACCAACACCACAACAAACACCAGCCAAACAACACCAGCGCTCGCCGGTGTGTGCCTCGTCTGCGGCGGAGGATGCGCTGTCGGCGACACCATGTGCGCGAGATGCGGTGGGCTGATGCGCGGCTGGCTGCGGGAATATCCAGCATGGTTGGATTCGCTGCATGAGTTCCTGGACTCGACCGCGCACTACGGAGGCCGCCAGCCTGGACGCGTCAACCTTCCAGCCGCGCCGACGCCAATCCGATTGCCGGTGCTCGACCACATGCAGGAGGTCGGGGACATGGCGGTCGCATTGTGGCGCAGACTGTACGCGCCATCGGCTATGCCATGGGCGAACGGCCGGATCCACCAGTCCCTGCTGGAATGTTTGAGCGTCTGCGCCGCATGTCCACGGTTGAACCGGCTTCCGGACATCGACATCATCTGGCACGACTGGCAATCATTGGCGCGCAAGACCTTGTCCATCATCGACGTGCCGCCTTCCAAGCACGGCATCGGCAGATGCCCGAACCCATTGTGCGGTGTCGAACTGTCGGCGCCCATCGACGCGGTCGAGGTCACCTGCCCCGTATGCGGCGGCACTTACCGCGTGGTGGACGTGCGGCTCGGCTTCCTGAAAGAGTGCATCGCATCCGGCAAAGCGTTCACGGCAGGGGAATGCGCCGAACTCCTGCGCGAATGCGGGTTCCAATGCGGCGTGAACACGATCTACTCGTGGCGCAGTCGCGGCAGGATTCAACCGGCCGGCAGGAACGGGAAGGGACAGCCGCTCTACCGTCTCGCCGACGTGCACAGGCAGCTTTCCCGACGCGACTCGATTTGACGTTTCTCGAAGTGCAAGGCATAATTGTCAGTGGATTAGAGGGTTCAAACCGAAGACATGCGGTTTGAACCCTTTTCATATCCACCTTGGATTCTCCTAACTCCTTGGGTTGCGTAACACCGTCCTGTCCGAACGGCATATCGGACACGCTCCGCCCACTCCACGTCAGAGTGGGCATACACCAACAGCGGCAGGCAAGCCAATCCCGCGCTTACGTGATGATGGGGGATTGATGTACAAGGTATGCTCCACCTCCGGTTGCCCACACCTGGTCTCCTCCGGCTCACTGTGCCACGAATGTAGGAAAGCCAAAGACAAGCGCCGGACACGAGGCCGCAATCCATACACGTCGAAAGCGCATCGCCTCGCACGCGCCCGCGTGCTGGCAAGGGACCCGCGGTGCGTCTGTCCCGGCGACGGGCCGGACGGATGCGGAAGGCACCATGGCCTATGCGGTGCCCCCAGCACCATAGCCGACCATTGGCCGATCGAACGCATCGAGCTCGTCGAAGCAGGCTTGGACCCCAACGACCCGCAACGCATGCGCGGCCTGTGCAAGCGCTGCCACGACAGCAAGACCGCAAGGACGAAACCTTCAGGCTTCAACAACAGACAAAACCTCAGCTGACACACACAGGCTTCGGCACCAAAACAAAACATTTCATCGAAGCCAAGCCGACGACGCCAGCCGCTCACGTCGAACGACACGAAAGACGAAAACGACCAAGTCTTCTCGATTCGATTCGCGACTCATCGCAGCAACAAGCGAGTCAAACAAAAACCGTTGCAAAACAAACGGAAGCAAACCGTCAAAACACCCACGGGGATACCCCCTAACAGTTTGGGTAGCGGAACCGCCGGAGAGCTGTCTCCGAGGTGCGGAGGGTTCAAAAGTTTCAGAGGGGGGCGGGCGAAAGGCCCGGCCGCCGACAGCGAAGGAACGGCGCGAGGCCGTCCGACGATGGAGGAGACATGCCAAGAGGAGGAAAACGCGTCAGATCCGGTCCGATGCCGGATCCGTCGAGCGGTGCGAGCGAACGCAGGGGATACACGCTGCGCAGTCTGCCGAACACGGAATACAAGGGCCGGCCGCCGAAGTTTCCGCTGCCGCCTTACGTGATCCGCTATTTCGACAAGGACTCGCAGGAATGGATCGAGGACAGGGCCGGTTCGGAATCGTGGAATGACCGGGAGGCCGAACTGTGGAGGCAGTTGTGGCGTCTGCCGCAGGCGCGCGCGTGGAAACAGCCGCAGCTGAAGTATCTGCATTACCAGATCGCCTCGTATGTCCGCGAATGCGTGGTGTGCGAGAGCCCGTCGGCCAAGGCGGCCGACGTGGCCGTGAAGATCAGGCTCGAGGACCGGATAGGCCTGTCCGAGGCTGGATTGCAGGCGCTCGGCTGGAAGATCTCCGAGGACAACGTCGACATGGCCGCCCACGAGGTACCCGCCTCGGACGCGGAGGCGTCCGAGAGCGGCATGGACACCAAGATCGTCCAGTTCCCACGACGCCTGAGGGCGTGACATGGCCGACGACTGGATCATCGACTTCCCGACGCTCGCAGACCTGCAGGATGCGTGGGTTCGGCGTCACGTGCGCCAGCCGGACGGTATTCTCCGCGGCAAGCCCTTCTGCTGGTCAGATTGGCAGTTCTGGTACGCCGCACACCGCTGGAGGGTGCGCGAGGACGCGGAATTCATCCCGCCCGAAGAGGTCACGGTGGACAATCCACTGGTTCTCAACCAAGCCTTCCAATATCGTCTGACCGGCTGCATTGGCCCGCAGAAGACAGGCAAGGGGCCGACCGAGGCCTCATGCGCCATCCTCGAAGCCTGCGGTCCGGTCGTGTTCGCCGGTTGGGCGAAGCCCGGCGACGTGTACCGCTGCTCCGACAACGGCTGCCCTTGCGGATGGGTCTACCATTACAATCCGGGCGAGCCGAAGGGCATGCGCCATCCATCGCCGCTGATACAGCTGACCGCGAACTCCGAGGACCAGGTGCGCAACGCCTACCGTCCATTGGTCGCCATGATCAGGCTTGGTCCGCTGAAACAGCTGCTCAAGGTGCGCGAGGGGTTCATTCGCATCCTTCGCCCCGGAATCAACCTTGACGACGATGATCTCGATCTCGACCGTATCGACGTGGTGACCGCCTCGGCAACCAGCCGTTTGGGTAATCCGATTTCTGATGCGGAACAGGACGAGGCCGGCCTGTACACCAAATCGAATGGCATGCTCGACGTGGCCGACACCCAACGCCGCGGCGCCGCAGGCATGGGCGGCAGGACGCACTTCTGGACCAACGCCTACGACCCAGGGGAAAACAGTTACGCCCAACAGCAGTTCGAATTGGGCAGTAAGGACGTGTGGATCTTCTACCGCAACCCCGATTTGAACCCGGACCTGCGGCACAAGGACGGCACGCCATACAGCTTCAACAACCGGCGCGAACGCCGCAAGATCCTCGAATGGGTCTACGCCGGAAGCCCGTGGGTGCCTTTGGATTCCGTCGAAGCGGAGGCCGAGGCGCTCATGGAGAAGGATCCCGCACAGGCGGAACGCTTCTTCGGCAACCGAATGGTGCAGGGTGGTGGAGCATGGCTCGAGGATGGACTCTGGGAGAGCTGCTATGCAGGAACATGAGCTTTGGCTTGAGAACCCGCCAAAAGGCACCGAAGTGTGTCTTGGCTTCGACGGCTCCGAGAATGACGACTGGACATGCATCAAGGCCGAGACGCGCGAGGGTTTCATCTTCACGCCACGGTACGGCGAGGATCGCCGTCCGACGATCTGGAATCCGAAGACGTGGGGAGGACGCATCCCGCGCAGCGAGGTCAATGCCGCCATGGACGAGCTCAACGACCGATACAAGGTTATCCGCGCCTACTGCGACCCCGGTTTCCGCGACGAGGTGTCGTGGGAATCGCAGATCGAGGCGTGGGACACGAGATACGGCCCAAAGAAGTTCATTCCCTGGGCGATGAGCGGCTCCAGCCGCATCACCGCCGTATGGGAGGCATTGAAACGCTTCGAATCCGACCTGCAGCATCACGCGATCACACAGGACGGGTGTCCGATCACCATCACGCACATGCGCAACGCAAGACGCTTCGCCAAATCCGGCGAACGCTACGGGTTGGGCAAGCCGAAGCAGACGCGGAAAATCGATGCGGCGGTGACGTGCGTGCTGGCGCATGAGGCGGCATGTGATGCACGCGCCGCCGGTTGGGGCAGGAAACGCAAGGCGTACCTGCTGACTGGTTCTACTACTAGGGGGTTCTAATGATTCGTACCGCCGATGACGTGAATCGCATGGCGAACCTGCTCGCCCTGAAGATCGAGAACCGTCGGCCGGACATCAGGAAGCACACGGATTACGTGCGCGGCAAGCGCGGCACCCTGAAATTCGCATCCGACGAATTCAAACGCTACATGGCGGATAGGTTTTCCGGCTTCGCCGACAACTGGTGTCTGCCTGTGGCGCAGGCGCCTGTCGAACGCATCCACTTCAAGGGCTTCATCCCATATGACGATCACGAATTGGACTCGCATGTGATGCGCGTGTGGGAACGGAACGACTGCGACCGCAAGCTGCAGGAGAGCGCGCTGATGATGACCACGACCGGACGCGCTTTCGGCTTGGTCACGTCGATGCCGGACGGCAGGGCGCGCATCAGCTTCGAACACCCGGACAGCGCGGCCGTGCACTACGATCCGCTCACTGGTGAGGTCGACGCAGGACTCCTGGTCAGATACGACGAGGAGCATGAATTCGGCACTTTGCTGCTGCCGGACATGGTGTTCGACGTGGTTCGTGTGCGTGCAGGCGGCGACGATGAGAGGAATCGTCTTCCACCGGGCGTTGAGGGTTGGCGGTTCGTTCCGGATTCGGCGCGCGCGAACCCGCTCGGACGCGTGCCATTGGTCGAATTCCGCAATCAGATGCTCCTGGATGACCTGCCTATCAGCGATGTGGAGCAGGTCGAATCGATGCAGGACGCCGTCAACGTCTGCTGGGCATACACCTTGAATGCTTTGGATTTCGCGTCCATGCCCGCCAGGGTCATTCTCGGCGGCGATTCGCTGTCCGAGCCGGTCTTCGACAAGGCAACCGGCGAGCAGGTCGGCGAACGCCCCGTGAACCTCGACAAGCAGGTCATGGAGCGCATAATGCAGATCACCGGCGACAACGTGTCGATCGGCGAATGGACCGCCAGCAACCTGCAGGCGTTCCTGCCGATCATCCAAAAAGCCGTCGAGCACATCGCGGCAGAGACCCGCACTCCTGGCCATTATCTGCTGACGAACGCCGAGGTGCCGGCCACCGGCTACGAGGTCGCGGAAGCCGGACTCGTGTCGAAGACCTTGGAGCGTATCAGCTTCATGCGCCAGCCGGTGCGCGAATTGTGCGAGATGGCCATGACGCTCGAGGACGACGATGAATCCGCCCGCATCCTCGAGGAGTCAAAAGTCGTGTTCGCCACACCGCAATACCGGTCCGAGGCCTTGATGGCCGACGCGATGCTCAAATACAAGAAGCTCGGCTACCCCCTGCAGTGGATAGCAGAGCAGATGGGCCAGAGTCCGGAGGACATCAAACGCATCATGCGCATGGTGGACGACGAGAATCACGATCCGGAGATGGCTGAGATAGCACGAAGCCTGCAGGTCGGAGGTGCATCTGATGACGGTGACTCTGGAGAGCTTGTCGGACAGCCGCAACACACTGGCCCGACTCTGCCTGCTGGCCGTGAAGGCGGCGGACAAAACATGGAAGGGCGTGGATCCGCGACGGGTGCGTGACAGCTGGAATCGGACAAACGCCGATTTTCTAACGCTCTTCGCCACACTGCAGACCCGCGCCGCGAGCGACGCGATGGACTCGTCCACGTTGATGCTCGCCGAACAGGGCGACTACGTGCGCCCTGACGGTATTGCGAATCCCCTTGCCTTCGGGACGGGTTTCGCACCGAGCGGCATCGACCTCGAATCATATTTCGATATCCCGGTGACGCGCACTTTGTCGGCCATCAAGTCAGGCATGGGTGAATCCGATGCCATGATGGCAGGTCGTGCTACGCTTCGCCAGATGGCCATGCAGGCCATCGAGGACACGTCAATCAGCGCGATGGGCGTCAGCATCACCCAGCGTTCCGGCGTCGGCTACGTGCGCGTCGAATCACCCGACTGTTGCCCACGATGCGCCATCCTCGCCGGAAAATACTTCCGGCACAACAACGACTTCCTTCGTCATCCGAAATGCCACGGTCGCACCATCCCCTGCAAAGGCAAGGACAAGGCCGAGAAACAAGGCTGGATCACATCGCCGATGGACCGCTTCAACGGCATGAGCGAAGAGGATCAGGACAAGGTCTTCGGACATGCCGACGCGCAGGCCATCAGGGACGGCGCCGACATCTACCAGGTCGTCAACGCGCATCGAGGCATGCGGCCGGTCGGACGCGGCAACATCCGCATGACAACGTCCGAAGGCACCAGCCGCTACGGGTGGAGCCGCATGATCCGCAAATACGAATACGGCCAACGCCAGAGGCGCAGGCTCACGCCGGAAGGCATCTACAGCTTCAACCTCCCTCGCGAGCAGACCATCGAACTTCTGAAGCGCGAGGGCTACATCCTGCCCGACAAATGGCGCGAGCAGGTGCCGGAGCTTCGCCGCAGCCAATGGCTGCACGACAACGGATACCGTCAGGGACGGCATGAGGACCTGACCGAGGCGCAGAAGCGTCTGCTCAATGCGCGGCTCCGCTACGAGGCCGCTTTGGACGGCCACAATCCCTATCAGCCAGGCAGTCCGGTCACGCCGGATGTGCTGGCGAAGGCCGAGAACTCGTATCGTCGCTGGCTTTCCAGCAACGGCGAAAAATACATCCAGTAAAAGGAAGGAAACATCATCATGTCCGATGGACAGCAGCAGGATCCGAACACCGGCGATCCGGGCGCGCAGGAGCCGCACGTCGACTGGCACGACAAGTTCCTCGGCCAGAAGAAGGTCAACACCGACCTAGAGGCGAAGCTCAAGGCTGCCTATGAGAAGGCCGACCGCGTGGACGACTTGGAGAAGCAGGTCGCCGACTGGGAGCAGCGTGGCAAGGAATTCGAATCCGCGCAGGCCACGATAACCGGACTGCAGAAGCAGGTGCTCCAGGCGAATGTCACCGCAGCAGCGACCGGCAAGCTTATCAATCCGGGCGACGCGTTGAAGCTTATCGATTTCTCCGACCTGACCGCTGACGATCAGGGAGGATACGACCAGAACGTGATTTCCAAGAAAATCGACGATCTGGTCACGGCACACCCGTATCTCGCGCAAGGCGGGAACAAGGCTGGTCTGGCGGGAATCATCCCACCGTCAGGCGCCCGTGATGGCGATCATCAGGCGGGACAGCTTACCAGGGACGATCTGAAGAACATGACCCCGAAGCAGATCGAGGAGGCGCGCCGCAAGGGCCGTCTGGATGACCTGCTCGCAGGCCGCAGCAAGTAAGGAGGCCACCAGCAATGGCAATCACCAATTTCATTCCCGAGGTATGGTCCGCCGCCATCCTCGAAGCCCTGCGCGCGAAGCTCGTCTTCCCGAGCCTGTGCAACCGCGATTATGAGGGCGACATCCGTGAGGCCGGCGACACCGTACACATCACCGGATACGACGACGTGACTGTGCACAAGTACGTCCGCGGCCAGGCGATCACCGTCGACGATGTCAATGACAAGGAAGCAGCCGTTCTTGAAATCAATCAGTCCGACTATTTCGCCTTCAAGGTCAACGACCTCGACAAGGCTCAGGCCAAGGCGGACATGACTGGAAAGTTCACCAATTCCGCCGCCTACAACATGATGAAGAACGTGGAGAACTACATCTCCAATCTCATGGACACGGCCGTCGACACCCCGGCGAAGACCGTGTCCGTCGGCACCCCTGCAGACGCATATCTCGCCGTCGTGGAAGCCGGACGCAAGCTCGACGTGCAGAACGTGCCCGACGAGGGCCGCTGGCTTGTCGTCAGCCCAGACTTCTACGCCTTGCTGCTGCAGGACTCCCGCTTCATCGAAGGCACAGAAGCGGGCCATAATACGCTGCTCAACGGCGTGGTCGGCCAGGTGCGCAGCTTCACCGTAGTGAAGTCCAACAATGTGCCGCACAAGTCCGCCAGCCCGGACACCCAGTCCATTCTCGCCGGCACCAACGCTGCCGTCACCTTCGCACAGCAGGTCAGCAACGTCGAGGCTATGCGCATGCAGACCGACTTCGCCGACATGGTGCGCGGCCTCGACCTGTACGGCGCCAAGGTCATCCGCCCCGAGTGCCTGACCAAGATCACACTGAACCTCTCCACTTCCACCGGTCGTTCCATGCAGGATGCCACTCAGGCCGTCGTGGACGAAACGTCCGACACCGCTGGTGATGATGCCGATAAGGCAGACACCGGCAAGAAGGGCAAGTGACCGTCTGATCGGAGGCTGACATGATCGCCTTGGCCACACTGCAGGACCTGCGGAAGTACGGCATCGACGTGCCGGACAACATCGTCGCGCTCAGCCTGCTCGACTCCGTATCCGCCGCCGTGCGCGACGCTGCCGGCTGTCCGATCACCGTTGGCGAATGGACCGTCGACCTGCCCGGCGAACAGTCGAGGAAACTTGACCTGCCATGCAGGGCGGTGCAAGCCGTGTCCAAAGTACTGGTCGATGGTCGGCCGATTGAAGACTGGAGGCTCTTCGGCTCATCGCTTTACCGGTCGGAGCCGTGGAGCCCCTTTGGCGGCATCCCGTCGACTGTGACGGTCACCTTCCGAGGTGGCTGGGATCCCGTGCCGGAGGACATCGTCAGACTGGTCTGCTCGTATGTCGCTGCCGGATTGCATCAGCTCGCGGATGGTGGCCCCGGCGCCCACTCCGGCATTGCCTACGAGAGGCTTGATGACGCGCAGGTCGGATATACGCATGATGGCGCCCAGATCGACGCGACCGAATTGCCGGAAGCGACCAGACGCAGCCTGCGCAACCGCTTCGGTGCGAACGTCAGTTCGATTGGAGTGTTCCGATGAGAATCAGCACATCCTTTCTCGCAAAGGCCAGAGCCAACGCGGAATGTCTGATGACCGACCGGTGCATCGTCACGCGCCCAGGCGAATCCGTGACGGATCCGGACACGGGACTGCCGGACACCGGCACGGAGAAAGTGTACGAAGGCCGATGCAAAGTGCAGACGTCCGGCGGTCTCGCCAGCGAACAGACCGAGGGAAGCGCCGCCCAGAACATGGGCGCCGTCAGCCTCGTCTGGTCGCTGTACATGCATTTCCCGTTCGATACCGATGGCCTTCGCGCCGGTGACGTCGCGGAGATCACCGAATCCGCTAACCCGCTGCTCAAAGGCAGACGGCTCCGTCTCGTCTCCCCGCAATCGGAGAAGACGCACGCCACAGCCTGCCGCTGGAACGCGAAGGAGGACTCATGCGTGGACTGTTCGACGCATCCGAGCTGATGGCCTTCGGAGACGCGTTGCTCGCCAAGGGCGTAGCTCGCCGCGCTTTGATCTCCGCTTCGGTGAAGAAGGGCGCGCAGAACGTCAAGAACTCGATTCGAGATGATCTGAAGGGCTCCGGCAACAGGGCTTTTCGCCGTATCACGATCAGCTACACGCTGAAGGAATCCGCTGGACGCATCACCGCCGAGATAGGCCCGACGAAGGGCGGCACTGGTTCGCTCGCGAACATCGCGTTCTTCGGCACCGCGAAGGGCGGTGGAACGCACCGATTCTACGAGCATGGTGAGGAAGAATTGCCGAAGCTCGCGGAATACGTGGCGCGTGCCGCCGTGGAGGTGGTCTGAATGACGTCGATCATGACGTTGACCGACACGATCCTCGACCATATCCCGAAGCCAGCGACGGGCTGGGCCGTGTACCGGCAGACCGCCCCGAAGCCGACCGACAAGCCGCCGTGGGTGATTGAGACGGTCACGACCAACGGCCATATCGTCGGCGAAACGCAGCATGTGCATTGCGGCATCGGCACTTTGCTGGTGCGCATCGTGAGCACCACGGCCGATTCCGTCAACGTGCTGGCCGATGACCTCATGATTCCAGGACTTGCTGGCAAAAGGTTCGTCGCGCAGGGTTTCGACACCGGCTGTCTGACGTTGTTCTCCGATTCCGGCGCTTATGCGGCCGGACTTACCGCAGAGGACACGGCGCTGCTTTACCAGTGCCGTCTTCTGACTTTCAAATTCAACTGGTCACGCATGTGACCATCAAATATTAAGGAGGAGTCATGGTTTTGACTCTTGGGACTGAAGTTCCTTCCACACCGGCGGACGGTCTGGTCAACACGATCTGGGTGCCGTCCATCGAAAACATCCAGAAGCCGACCGCCGACGAGATCAACGCCGGAACCGACCTGAGTAACTACGTCACCATGGGCGGCTGGTCGTGCTCGCCGTCGCAGGAGTCCATCTCCGACCAGCGAGAGAACAGCGCGCAGGATTATGAGAATCCCGGACGCAAGAAGATCAGCGGTTCAAGCATCGAGGTCATCGACAACACCAACACTTCGCATTCCACGGAAAACGTGGCAATGGAGACGTTGACCGAGGGTGCGGAAGGCTATTTCGTGCGCCGCTATGGCAAGCAGACGGATGAGGCTTTTGCCGCCGGAGATACGGTGAACGTGTATGCTGTCCGCATTGGCATGAGCGCCAAGGTGGCGATTGCCGCGAACAGCGTGCTGCGCAGCAAGGTCAATTTCTCCGTTCGCGCTCCTGGCTGGGCGGAGAACGTGAAGGTCGCCTGATTGATTCTTCCCGCATCGGACTTTTGTCCCTTTCGCCGGTGCGGGATCCTCTTTTTCCTCTTTTCCGGCAAAGGGACATGAATATTAGAGCGAAGGAACACATATGCTTAAAGTCACCAGGCGCACTCGTGAGGTTGATATTATCCTCAACCAGCAGACCGCCGAGGATATTGCGCGATTGGGTGATGCGTTGGCCGAGGAGACCACGCGCGAGCGAGTCACGGAGGCTGGGACGAACCGGCAGGCGAAGGCCACCGCGCGGCGCATCGAAGAGCTGCGCGAACAGGCGGATGCGGAGACGTTGAAGCTCACGTTGCGAGCATTGCCGGTGAGCAAGTGGGCGCAGGCATTGGCCGCGCACCGCAATGACAACGGCACGAACGACATGTTCGGCACCGCCGCCGCGGCATTGCCGCTCATGCTTGATTCTGCGACCATCGGCGGTAAGCCGGTGGCCGACGAGGACAAGACCGAACAGGCGTGGCGCAGTCTGTTCGAGGAATTGACGGATGGCCAGTTCACGCCGATCTGGCAGGCCATCGCCGAACTGAACGGTACCGCAGCGGACCCAAAAGCGGCATTCGACCTCGCCTCGCAGGTTCTCCGCAACTAGTCGAGGACCTTAAGATCTGCCGCCAGCTCGGCATCAGCTATAAGCGTTTCATGGGCTGGCGTCCGAGTGAGGGCGATGAGGTCGAATGGGATGAGACGGAACGCAATTGGATGCGTTCGTTGGCGGAATACGAACGGTCATTATGCCCCATGTGCGGTTTGCCTCGCTCGATCTGCCAAGACCCGAAGAGCGAACTTACATTGCATGCCGAAACCAGCGTCTGCTGGGCCACTGCGCACATGCAGCAGGCCATGAAACAGTGGACGGAGGCCAACGGCAGGGACAATCCGGCCGCGAACGCCTTGGTGGCGCATTTGACCTGACATTTTGGAGGATGCTTTGGCGGAGAACAAGAACATCGTCATCCGGTTGATGGCCGACACAGCCTCATATGAGGCGGCGATGACCCGCGCCGGAAGCACTGCGAGAACAGTCGCTTCTGGTATGGAGAACACCGGACGCAAGTCCGCGCTCATCGCCAGCGGCATGACCGCCGCCGGACTGGCCGTGGCCGCGTTCGGCGTGGCTGCAGTCAAGATGGCCGCAGACTTCGACCAGCAGATGAGCACCGTCCAGGCGAACACCGGCGCGACCAGCGCACAAATGGACCAGCTGCGTGCCGCCGCCATCGAAGCCGGTGCGAGCACCGTGTACAGCGCCAGCGATTCAGCCGACGCGATCAACGACCTCGGCAAGGCCGGCATGAGCGTCACGGACATCCTCACAGGCGGATTGACCGGAGCGTTGAATCTGGCCGCCTCGGACGGCATGGCGGTAGGCGATGCCGCCGAATACATGGCCAACGCGCTCTCCATGTTCCATCTGAAGGGCTCGCAGGCGTCGCAGGTCGCCGACACGCTCGCGGCCGGCGCGGGCAAGGCTGTCGGCAACGTGTCCGATTTCGGCGAAGCCCTGAACAACTGCGGCGCCCAGGCCAACTCTTTCGGCATGAACATCCAGGAGACCACCGGCGTGCTCGCCCTGTTCGCGCAGAACGGCACCATCGGCGCCGAAGCCGGCACCCAGTTGAACAGCATGCTGATGAAGCTGGCCGCGCCGTCCGCCGAAGCGTCCAATACGATGAAGGAATTGGGCATCAGCGCATATGACGCTCAAGGCCATTTCGTCGGCATGGCGAAGTTCGCCGGCCAATTGCAGAAGGCTGAGAAGAACCTGACGGACGAGCAGCGCAACCAGGCGAACGCGACCATCTTCGGCAGTTACGCCATCAAAGCCGCGAACTACCTGTATGAGGCCGGCGAATCCGGCGTCAACAAATGGACCAAGGCCGTATCCGAATCCGGTTACGCCGCCGAACAGGCCGCCGCGAAGAACAACAACCTCAAAGGCGACCTCGAAAACCTTTCCGGTTCGATGGAATCCCTGATGATCTCCGTCGGCGAAGGCGCTCAGGGGCCTTTGCGCAAGATGGTGCAGGGGTTGGATACGCTGGTTGACGCGTTCGCCGGTTTGCCGTCAGGCGTGCAGCAGACGCTCGTGGTCATGGCATCATTGGCCGGCGTGTTCGGAGCCGTACACAAGGCCGCAGGCAATCTCAACGGCAGCACCAGCGCCATGGCCAACAACATCGGCCTGGCCATCGACCCGATCCAAAGAGTCAAGACGGCGCTCGCATCCGCGCAGACCGCCTTCCAGATGTTCCGCGCATCGTCCATGAGCGCATCCGAGCAGATGGCCGCCTTCGGCACCACAGCCAGCAAGGCGCAGTTGAAGACCGCCGGATTCAAAGCCGTCGGCAGCAGCGTCATGAGCCTGCTCGGCGGGCCGTGGGGCATCGCCCTGACCGTGGCCGGAGTGGCGTTATCGGCATTCATCGGCCACCAGCAGAAGGCCAAGGAAGCCACGGAGCAATTGCAGTCGGCTCTGGAATCCGGCAGCAATATCAGCGAGACCATCGCCGGAGCCTATCAGGATATGAGCAGTGGCGGTGTCGAGTTGACCAAATGGCTTGACAAGGCGGGTGTCAGCCTGACCGACATGACCAGCGCAGCCATGGGGAACGAAGCCGCGTTGAAGCGCGTCAACAAGCAGATCAAGGAAATCGACAAGCCCGGCCCTGGCGCAACCGCAGCATCCGCCATCAGGAAAGCCCTGAAAGAGGAATCAAAGGCCTACGATGATGCTTCCAAGAAGGCCAATGAGAAAAGCAAGGCCGCCAAGAACGCGGTGGATGCTGACGGAAAGTCGGCGTCGGCCGCGAAGGAAGCTGCCGGCGCGAACAAAGAGCTTGGCTCTTCAGCTTCGGATGCGTCAAGCCAAATCGATGATCTTGTCCAGGCGTTGTTTGGTTTGGAGTCGGGCAATCTGACTGCGGACCAGGCAGTCGACCAACTGAATCAGAAGATCGGTGAACTGTCCGACACCTGCAAGGATAATGGCGTGGTGTTCGACCAGAACGGCAACCTGCTTGACAGGTTTTCCGAGAAGGGCACGAAGACCAGGCAGGCTTTGGAGGACATTGCCAGCAGCGCCCAGAACGCTGCGGAGAAGATTCTTAAGCAGGGCGAGAGCACCGGTTTTAGTAGCGGTGAGATCGAGCGTGCGAACGGCGTGCTGCAGGATGCTCGTGATGCGATCATCCGGCAGGCCGAAGCCTCGGGCATGAGCGAACAGGCCGCTAACGCCTTGGCGGACCGTTGGGGACTGAGTTCCGACAGCATCAAGGCTTCCATCGACAACATCAAGAAGACCGCCGACAACAACAAGGCGAAGCTCGATGTTGACGATTCCAAGGCCAAGAAGAAGACCAAGGATTCCGAGACCAACCTCGATAAATTCGGCAAGAAGATAGCGAAGGCCAAGCTCGACGCCGACGACAAGAAGGCCACGGCCAGCGCCAAGAAGGCGCAGAAGATGATGGACGACTTCAATAGGAAGCACGTCAACGCCACCATCGACGCGACCGACAAGGCATCCAAGAAGGCGAACGCCGCCTCCAAGAACATCGGAAAGCTCAACGGAAAGAAAGCCACAGCCAGACTCGACGCGAAAGACAACGCCTCGCCGAAGGTAGACAAGGCCAACGCGAAGAAACTGTCAAACAAGCGCAACACCTTGGACTCCACCGACAGGGCAACGCCGAAGACGAACGCCGCGAACGCGAAGAGGCTCAACAACAAGAAGAACACCTTGGATTCGACCGACAAGGCCGGACCGAAGGTCGACGCCGTCAACCGCAAGAAGCTGAACGACAAGAAGAGCACAGCATCGGTCAACGACCAGGCGACTCCGGTACTCCGCTCCATCAACAACTTCAAAATCGCCGACAAGTCATTCACCGTGACGGAACACACGAAGAAGGACGGCGGATACACGGGCGGCATGTTCACCGACGGCACGTTCCAGCATTTCGCCGGAGGTGGCATGTTTTCGGGCTATGTGGACCCCGCGTGGGCGCCCGGCAATGGTTTGAGCGACAGCGTATACCTGCTCAACGCGCGTCTCGCCGCGGGGGAGTACACGCACAATGCTGCGGCCACGGCCTATTACGGCGTCGATAACATGCGCTTGCTGAACGAGCGGAAGATCCCGCGTGAGGTGTTTTCGACGAGCCGGAGCATGCCGGACGTCAACGTGATGGTCGACACCGGCGCAGTGGTCGCCGCGATAACCAGCCTGCACAACGATCTTGGCGCGATCATCAGCGCCGCGTCCGATGATTCGACGGTCAGCGACCGCGACTTGGGGAGGTTGATCCGCAAATATGCGCGAGCTTAAATACACGTCGCATGATGGCACGGTCATCGACCTCAACGCCGATGATTTGTGGGTGGCTGACCTGCAGGAAATGCGAGGGTACGCATGGACGTACACGCTGGCCACGCGCGGCATCAAATCGGTGAGCCGGAACGCTTCGACGGCGAAAATGACCGTCCGCACCACGGATCCGTCAAGATTGGACATGGTGCAGACGGCTTTCGACTCGGACGTGCAGGCAGTCCGGCCTGGCACGTTGACGGTTGATGGCGAATGGACGCAACAAGCTTATGTCGTCGGTTCTTCGCTCGGTCTCGTGCCATGGCCGGAATATGCGCAGACTGATTACACGGTCGTATTGTGCGATGGCGTCTGGCGTCGCGCGCTGCCGGTGCAGCATTTATTTCCGATGGCGGCAGGCGCCGGCTCGCAGATTGACCTTCCGCTGGACTTGCCGACCGATTTGGCTCCGTCGAGAATCGCTTTGACGGTGCATAATCCGACCGGCAAGGCCGCTGAGTTCACTGCGGTCATTTTCGGCCCTTGCGTCAATCCGTCTTTCCAGATTGGCGGCAATACTTACGCGGTTGACGTGACAGTGCCGGAAGGCGGTCATATGTCACTGTCGGCCACTGGATTGCGGAAGACGATAACGGTGACAGCCGAAAACGGAGACGTTTCGGATATTTTCGACAAGGGCGTTCGTGGCAACGGCAGTGGAAGCGGCTCATATGTTTTCGAGCCGATACCGGCAGGAGATTCGCTGTTGACGGTTTCCGGCAATTATGGCATCGATTTGACCATGTTTGACGTTTCTGGAGGTGTGCCATGGCTGACGTTATCCTCGCCGACGGCAAGCTGACGCCACATGCGAGCGTATCGCAGGTGACGTTGGACTGGGCTTGCGGCACGGACGAAAACGACTTCGAACTGACCATCGATGACGCACTCGCGCCGAACATTTCACAAGGCTGGTATTTCTGGCTCGATGGAAGTGATGTTGGAGGCCGAATAGTCGATCGTCGCGTGTCCGTCGCCGGAGGAACTTCCACGACAACCTGGATCGGTCAATCATGGACTGGCATGTTGGCGGCGAAGATATTGCAGCCGGACGCGAATCAGGATTACCTGACCGTCTCCGGCAAGCTGCCTGACATCCTCAAAAACCTTTTGAAGCGCATCGGTTTGGATTCGGTTTTCACTGTCGATTCCTCCGATGCTTCCACTTTGTCGAATTGGATGTTTCAAAATCCACGCTACGTGGACGCCTACACAGGATTCCGCAATCTGCTCGCATCCTGCGGCAGACGCCTCGACTTCCAAGCCAAGGATAATCACATCCTGCTTGGCATCACGCCGGTCGGCATCATCGACAACACGATCGATTCCGACTTGGTGGATTTCAAGGCCGAGACCAACCGTCGCGCGGTGAATCATCTCATCGGCCTTGGCTCGCAGGAGCTCAAGAACCGTCTGGTGGTCAATTATTTCGCCGACGCGACCGGCGTGGTGAGTCAGACGCAGACGCTCGTTGGAGCCGATGAAGTATGCGCCACATACGACTATTCCAACGCGGATTTGTCCACGCTGCAATCCGAGACGAAGAAGCATCTGCAGGAATTGCAGACCGGTGGATCGGTCGAGGTGACGTTGTCCGATGAGGTCGGCGACGGTCTGCGTGTGGATGACAAGATTGTTGCGGCGGATCAGGCTTCCGGCGTCAACGTCACCGCCGTGGTGACGAAACGGATCGTGAAAATCGATTCCGGGATTTTGACTTCGACGTTCGAGGTCGGACTGCCGGTGCAGTCGGCGAATGCGAACTATTCCGGTTCTTCCTCTTCCTCTTCGTCTTCGGGTTCGGCTGGCGGTGGCGTGTCTTTGACGGCTGGCCGTGGCCTGTCTATTTCTGGCGGCACGATCAGCGCGGAGGTCGCTTCCGAGGATTTGGATGCCGTCAGGCAGGTCGCCGAGTCGGCGGACAGGACGGCTTCTGGGTTCGCGGCGCAGATCGGCAAGGCGAATCAGACCGCCGAGGATGCGAGGAACGTCGCCGATGCGGCCAGGACCGTGGCCGACAGTGCCAAGTCGGGCATGATGACCGATGGCGAACGGTCGAAGCTCGCTTCGGTCGAACGGGGCGCGAACGCCTACACGCTGCCGAAGGCGTCCACGGACGTGCTTGGTGGCGTGAGGGTGGACGGTTCCTCGATCGTGAGCGTGGATGGTGTCATCAGCGCGCATGTCGGCGACGGCGCTTCCGGGAAGGCCGTGTTCCCGGTCGGCTATGTGGTGATGAACACGACGGGCGTTGACCCCTCCGTGGATTTCGGCGGCACGTGGAGGCAGTTGCCTTCGCTTGGTTGTTTTACGTTTGAAAGGATTGGATAGTGAAATCTGACGGTTACTCGAAGTACGTATGCGACAAGTGCGGCAAGACCGCTTACGTCGCCGCTGGCGACACGGAGGCGCGTGAATGGTTCACCGTGCGCCGGTATTCGGCTGGCAAGGCGACCCGCATCGCGGATGATGTGACGCCCGACATCTACGAACTTTGTTCCAAATGCAACTCGTCTTTCATGACGTTCATGCAGCAGGATGACGCTTCGTTTGAAGCATGGTTGAAGGAGGTTGGACAGTGACCATCGAACTGGTTGACGGCAAGGCCGGAGTCGCACACATCTCAAGCGAGGACAAGGCGATCATTCACCAGGCCAAATTCGGCAAGTCCGATATGGTGTTCGATTGGGGTGACGTGCTGAAATGCACGATGGGCAGTGCGAACAAGGCGACCATCGGCACGGGCTGCGCGAGCATCCAGGGTTTGGACTGGCATATCACGTCGGCGGAATCGGTGACGATCTCCAACGGGTCGCAGGGCATGAAACGCAATGACATCATCTGCGCACACTACCATCGAGATTCCAAGACCGGTAATGAGAATGTGAAATTGACCGTGTTGAAGGGTTCGCCGAATGCGACCGCCGCCGCTGACCCGACCATTCCGTCTGGGAAGATATTGTCCGGCGCGGTTGACGCATACATGCCGTTGTGGCGTATCCCGCTTGACGG